GAGGAATTGTAGCTCGTAGTACCCACTTACTGGGATCGGGAGACGGACAAGGAGCATTTGCAACAGGTGCCGCAGTACACCCTCCTCCAGCAGGAGTATTCATATCATAGGAGGAGGGTTCAATGGGGATATCTATTGGAATGTCGGGAGGGGGGACAAAATCATCAAATGTTTCAACAGGCTTTTTTATCATAAATCCACGTGTAGCATACCCAATGGCAATACCAATAATCACTGTGGCAACCACAAGAGCAACGCATTCAGCAGTCTTCATAACTTCCTACCCTTTCGTTCTATTTTAAAGAATTTCTCGTGTATGGTTAGAGAATCTCGCTATTAAAGCGTGCCGTTGGATCATACGTTCCACAACCAAATTGTTCTGGGTAGGATGCTCCCCACGTATCTCCTAACCGACTACAGATCATTTTATGAGCTCCCTTCCAGCTATACGTAGGACTCACCGTATCGGGATTTGCTAAACATCCAAAGTCTTTAGGATCTCCTAAGCCAGACGCACCAATGGATCTGCAAAGATCTGCAGTGCGTGTTTTATAGTCAGCTCCTCCAACTCCACCATAGGATGCAGTTCCACTGCTTGCACGATGCTTAATTTGTTCATCTGTCATACCGACCATACGATTTTCTGAGGAACTAGGAACCGAGGCATAGGGATCGGAGAATTCATCGGATTGAGCACAAGCAAGATTTGTGTGGTGAGGAGAGGATAATTGTGCAAATGGATCAGAAAGACGTGTAGAAGATGCAGGTTGTGGACGAATATAGGCAGGAGGAGCTCCACTCGATGCACCAAAGGAACTTCCTACAGCAGCAGTTAATGTTTTTAATTCATTGTAGAGTCTAGTATATTCATGTTTTTGTTGTTTTGATTCTGCTTGCACTGATAATTCTTGCAATCGTTTTTCGACAGTATCCAATCGTTGCATCAGTTTCTCACGTTGTGCAACAACAGGATCATAGCCAACGGTCACTTGCATATTCCAACGAAGATTCTTAGCTTGTTCGAGCAATTGTTGCACCATTGGATTTCCAGTCATGGTGGCAATAGCAGCCGGAGTAGCAGCACTCATAGGATGTGCTCCTCCAGGAGTGATGAGAGATGGAACCTCTGAGGAACTAAGACCAGCTAAGAACTTACGAGCTGCTTCTGCATCAATTGGAATATCGCGTGGATCCATTTGTTTGCGCACTACTTTCTCACGTATTTCACGCACATCTGCTCCTAATTTTTCAAGTTGATCAATGCGTGCACGAACAGGAGGGGACATGGATCGTTGATTAACTAACTCTTGTCGTATCTTGTTAATACGATTCATCAATTCTTGCAAATCATTTGTAGTCAAATACGGTCCATTAATCGTGTAAGAAGAGGGAGGATTGGCAAACCCTTCTGCAACCGTTAAGATTTGATCTGCTCCCATTTCATAAAAGGAACGAAGGCGTGTAGCTTCTTCTACGGTATAATCGTTCTTGCTAAGATCGGTTAATGCAGCCTGTACACGTGCTTCTTGTGCTGGCATCTGACGTTCTAGTTCTGCTAGGCTTGCCAATGCTTCAGCAGTTCCTTGACGTTGTTTCTCGTTCATAGTAGCTTGATCAATACTACGCTGTGCTTGTATAGCATCATGAAAGAATCGGATGGCATCTTGAAGTGCAATCAGATCTTGAGTATTGGCAGATGATTGATCGGGAGCGGCAGTAACTGCACCAGGAAGGTCGTGAGATATCATCGATTCTTGCGCAGGTGCTGGTAAGGAAGAATTATTAGAAGAAGCAAGAGGTGCTTGACTCGACACAAACCCTTCGTATCGCGTAAGATAAAATACAACAATCAAAAAGAGGATTCCTAATAATCCGATGAATAGTAACTCCATCACTCTACTATGGGAGGTTATAGTTTGCAGTTTTCATTTAAAATAGTAATATTTTAAATGAAAATGCTATATTACTTTATTATAACTACGCAGGTAATTTGCAGGTTAAATATAAGCAGCTATGCTGCTTATATTTAACCTACTAGCTTCCCACCACTACGTGGTGGGAAGCTTGCAGCATATTCCCGATCGGCAAAGCCGATCGGGAATGTGCTACTAACTCCCTTCGTTTCACGAAGGGAGTTTGCAGTTCTAAAATGATCGGCAACGCCGATCATTTTAGAACTACTAACTATCCCCGTTTCACGGGGATAGTTTGCAGGTTAAATATAAGCAGCTATGCTGCTTATATTTAACCTACTAGCTTCCCACCACTACGTGGTGGGAAGCTTGCAGTTCCAGCAAGGAATTTGATCTTTGCGTATAAAGTTACGAAGATCGGGACATTCCTTTGCGGGTGCGGGAACATACTGTGTTTGTGTTTTATAGATTACAGTTGGTTTGGGACATTGATATTTTTCTTTTTTCTCATTTAAAATAGCACCTTGTCCATCTGCCAATGACATGCAATTCTGGGTATCTGCTGTAGCAGAAATGGAATCAGTTGATCCATCGTTCACATCCTTGGGAATATCACGAACTCCCTTTTCAGGTGTAGAATCTTCATAAGAAGGAGTCCCTAACATCGTTCGTATTTCTTCGACTTGCTTCCCCGTAAGAGCATCAAATCCTTCTTTCGCTTTATTTAGAATGTATTTGGGGGCTGTATAGAGAATACCAGCAATCACTGCCAAGAGACTCCAGGTTATTACTACGTCGATACGCATATCTATTAGGAAAATTGATTTAAACTTCTCAATCCAATAATATAGAAAAGATGTATAAGCTTCGCTTCAAAGAGGATGAAAAGGTAGAAGTAGGATTAGACGAAGCCGGACGTGGCTGTTTGTTTGGACGATTGTATGTGGGTGCTGTTGCCTTCTCCAATGAAATGGACTTTGATCATGGATCCATGTTACATCAAATCAAGGATTCAAAGAAATTATCCGAACGAAAACGAAATATCTTATTTGATTATATACAAGAAGAAGCTATTGAGACATCCGTTGCATTTTCAGAAGTCGAAGAGATTGATCGGATTAATATCTTACAAGCAGATATTGCAGCAATGCACCGAGCACTCGATGCAATGGCAATTCCTGTGCAACGAGTGTTAGTCGATGGAGACTATTGGAAACCGTGGAAAGGGGTCGAAGCACATACCATTGTGGATGGCGATGCATCGTATTTAGCGGTGGCAGCGGCTGGAATTTTAGCGAAGGTGAGCCGTGATCGCTGGGTGGAAGAACAGGTATTAGCACATCCAGAGTGGGAGACCCGCTACGGATTTGCTAGTAATAAAGGATATGGAACCGGAACGCATATGAGAGGGATTCAAACCCATGGAGTCACTGCACAACATCGCGCCAGTTTTGCACCCGTGCGAGAAGTATTAGGACTTCCTCTCAAGCCGAAACGATCTACAAATCTTATAGGTTGGTTAGGGGAGGATTAATAGTTCTTGCGAGAGCCTCGGTTCTTGCGGGATGCCTTGCGACGACGACCGCCCATCATGGCAGGAGCATTGTTGCGATTCTTGCGAGATGCATTGCGGTTCTTGCGAGAATTGCGGTTCTTGCGAGATGCCTTGCGGTTCTTGCGCATGTTGCGGTTCTTGCGAGAGTTGCGGTTCTTGCGGGAGTTACGACGACCGCCCATCATGTTACGTTCTTCCTCAGGTTTAGACTCAGGCATGTTGGCGTTCATACTGTCTTATACCCAGGGCAGTGAAAATTATTTCCCCTTAAAGAATTGATTCGAAGAAAGAAGAGAGATGCACCGTCTTTTTTTCTTTGATACAGAGACAAATGGTTTACCGCAGAATTACAAAGCGCCTCCAACGCACATTGGGAACTGGCCGGAGATCCTTAGCATTGCCTGGGAAGTATGGACTGTGAAGGAAGATGTTTGGACGCAAGAAACATCGGAAGCGTATTTGATTCAACCACCGGAAGGACTGATTTGGAACAAAGAAGCAGAACACGTGCATGGAATTTCTTATGTCAAAGCAAGATCCGAAGGACTTCCTATTAAATCTGTATTAGAAAAAGTATATACAGAACTACAAAAAGCAACACATGTGATTGCTCATAATTTAGCATTTGATAAATCTGTCTTTTTAGCCTCCATGATACGTCATTTTGGAGCAGGTCGTTGGTCAGGTGCTAAAGATGTATGTACTATGATAAACACAATTTCCATTTGTAAGATTGTCTCAACCAGTCCGTATGCAACAGCAGCAGATCCGTACAAGTGGCCACGCCTGCAAGAGCTACACCAGTTTCTATTTAAGAAGGAATGGGACGGAACGGCACATGATGCGCTGAGTGATGTTCAATGTATGCGCACGTGTTATCGTGAACTAGTGGCACGAGGATGCTTGGCAGTCGAATGATGTCGTCGTGGTGGTGTATATCCTACCAGTGAATCAAGTAAGGCAGCATCTTCTGCAAAGTGTTGCAATGCAGACTCTGATTCCGCAAAATGACCGCCATAATGATCCACCCCTACGGCAACAGTCCATCCTGCATGGCGTAACCGGATTGCCCATTTGAACACTTCATAGGCTGCCACTTGTTTGTCATTCAACCCAGTGCGAGTCAATACAAATGGCATATCCATTCCTTCCAGTGCAGAGGGAATTGTCATCATGGGTGTAATTTTTGCCAATGCTTTAAAATGTTCTGGATGGTGAATTGGATCTCCAAATTCTTCGTATTCCATGGTGGTTAAAGGAAGAGAGGGATTGGTAGTCGTTCGTAAAATATCCACATAGGGAACTTCTGCATAAATGGCTCCCACCAGTTCTGGATGAGTTTGACCGGTCTGTGCAGCACACCACCCTCCAGCACTACGACCATATAGAATTGTGTTAGAAGCTTTCACACCCGTACACATTTGTGCTGATACAATTCCTATTGCGGTATCCTCAAAGGTATGATATTTATGAAGGGCACCGCGTGCGCCATCCCACCAAGCATCTCCAAGATCGCGTCCTCCACGAGGGGCAATGGTTGCGATTGCCCATCCTGCTGCCAACCAGGGTAGCCACCGAATAGGATAGGCGCGTTTGGAACAGGATCCATAGGCTCCATATGCTTCGACTAATAAACCACGTAAGGGGCGCGTTGCTGTACTAGCACGTATAACGGTGTAGGGAACCCCTTTTCGTACAGCATATTTGACTAAGCGAAGGGAAAGAGGGGTAGGAAAGGTAAGAATTTCTGTAAGATGATTAGATCGAATTTCAAATATACGATCAGATTCATAGGGGCATCGTTTCCACACGCGCATATCCTCCAATAAATGGATTTCACAAGGATGGGTCGGTGTTGGTTCCATTCGTACAAAGATCTCTTTTTCAATCTTCCATAAGGACATTTTTCCATAAGAAATTGTGGTTATATAGACAGATCCATCAGTACCAAGCATTCCATTCATTCCAAATTCATGAGGAGGAAGAGATAACTTTTTAGATCCAATCTGTATTGAATCATTCATTAACATAATTGTATTTGAAAGAGGAACCAACAATCCATTTGCATGATCTTGCATTTTTAATTTACTATCTTTAATCAACCCAATCCATTGCTTCATAGAATTATAGCCTCGTAAGAAGATATCAGATTGCCCAATCGGTTTTATTAATTCAAGTTGCACTTTTTCATCTTTTTCAAGATAGATTTCTTTTGTATCTGTTCCATGTTTGGCATTGGTTATGTGAAGCGAGACAGAACGAAGACCACTGGATTCTACCCCTAGATAGACGAACTGATCTGTTTGAAAGGCAGTCTCTGGTCCAATTGGTGATCGCTTCCAACAAGGATGAATCTTTCGATGTGCGTCTAATTCATACACTTTAACCTCTAAAAGTTCAGATCCAGATCCAATATCTCGAACTGCTGCAAGTAATCCATCCTTTGAATAAGAAATAGATGTTAATTGCATATCATGCCATAAATTTTTTGAACCGTAGAGAATCCATACAGCTAATGTTGGAGATGTAGGACGTTTTTGAATTGCAATTACCGTATCATACACCCATGGTATACGGGTATGTGCATATACTTGCGAAAGAGGATATGCAGCCGATGTAAGAGTTGTATACATTTTATTCCATGGAGTTGCATTAATTCCTTTCATAAATTTATAAAATAGAGTCTCTTCTTTTTCAACTGTTCTACGAAATACTTTACTTTTTGAATTTTCCAAGGAAGCAAGTGGATCGTCCCAGCTTACATATCCTAAATCTCGTCGCTCCTTTGTATCTCCTGTCAACGAGAACATACCCTATTTATAGAGTAGGTTCAAATGTTAAAGCTATTTTGTGTTTGTATATCAGAATGCGATCCTTGCACATTGTGATTTTATCTCGCATTTCCAAATTTGGATTGGATCAGGATGCCAAGTTGATTGAACAGGTCTTACGAGAAATCACAATTAAACATCGGAACTATACAATTGCTACCATTGATCACATTGATCCATTGCAGTTTGTAGGTGGACGGCTTCCCCGACAGGTGGATGTTCAAATTCATCTGGAACAACCGTGCCGTGCTGCAATTCCCTGGGCGCAAACAAACATTCTGGTGATCAATCCTGAATGGTGGATGACGGCAAGTTGGGACTGGGCATTGCGACCGATTGTCGAAG